AAATATGTCGATCCTCTCGAAGCGCTACAACGTTACGGACCCAAACCGTCTGAGGACACACTCAGGCAGTTGACACCACCGAAGTTTGGCTTTATGAAGAACATCGTTTTTTCGTTCGTTCACTCATGGCTACACATCATCAAATCCCGTTTCAACAACAACGCCGGATACGAATATTCAAATTTCTTCCGACAACGCTTCATCTTTCCAATGCAGTTACATATCAAAACTGCCGTTGTAAAAGCCGACCAACCAAACAAACTCAGAACAATCTGGGGCGTCTCAAAAGTATGGATCATCGCTGAAACCATGCTATATTGGGAACTCATCGCCTGGATGAAACTGAACCGCGGAGCTACTCCTATGCTCTGGGGTTACGAAACATTCACTGGAGGATGGTTCAGACTTAACGCTGAATTACATTCACAGTACCTCAAGAATTCGATCGTAACCATCGACTGGTCTCGCTTTGACAAACGAGCCTATTTTTGGCTAATCCGCAAAATTATGTTTAGAACACGCAAATTCTTAGACTTCAACAACGGATACGTTCCAACCAAGGACTACCCCTCTAGTCCTACCAACCCTGACAAGCTTCAAGCTTTGTGGGAATGGACACTCGAGAACTTATTCGACGCACCAATCGTGCTCACGTCTGGGAAAATGTATAAACGACGTTTTGCTGGCATACCTTCTGGTTTATTTATAACTCAGATCCTCGACTCATGGTACAACTACACCATGCTCGCATCAATCTTAACCTTCATGGGTTATGATCCTTCTCGATGCATCATCAAAGTCCAAGGAGATGACAGTATAATCAGATTGTATATCTTGATACCCCCCTCCGAACATGATAATTTTTTTACTTAGAATGATGGAAGTGGCAGAATTCCTATTCGCCGCTATCATCTCTGATTCCAAGTCAGAAGTAAGATCGTCTATTCAAGGAGCTGAAGTTTTGAGCTACCGAAACAATCGCGGAATCCCTTCCCGTGATGAGATTTCAATGTTAGCACAATTCTATTACACAAGATCGAAAGACCCAACCCCTGAGATTACAATGGCACAATGCATCGGCTTTGCTTACGCAAGCTGTGGCAATCATCGACGCGTTTACGACGTACTCGAAGATATATATAGCTACTATCTCAACCAAGGTTACGAACCCAACCCTGCCGGTTTACCTGCAGTGTATGGAACTAGCCCTGATCTTCCATCGCTCCCTATCAAATTAGATCACTTTCCAACGATCTCTGAGATACAACGATTCTTTCTCGAAACTGACTATCAGAATGATGCGCAGAATTCAAGAACGTGGCCTCTCTCCCACTTTCTGTACCCACCCTGCTCTCGTCCTTAGTTTTGTTCGTGATAATTTTCATTAATTATAAAATTTATAAAAAAAAAAAAAAAAAAAAAAAAAAAAAAAAAAAAAAAAAAAAAAAAAAAAAAA